GAGCCATATAGTATCGCACCCCGCCACCGCACAATCCAAGACTGCTTTTTCTACAGCTAAGAAATTTTGCCCCACCGGCATCATACAATCATGCCATGGCATTTCAAAATCTAATGGTTGTCCCGCAACGGGTACAATTCCCGCTAAATTATAGTTAGCGCGGCTTTTAATATCAGAGTTATATTCTTCCATAAAAAAATTTTATCTGGGGAGTGTCGCTATAATAATCCATTTTTTTAAAAATTTTACGTTCGCACACTTGAAGCTCGATGGGTAGACGCTGGTTGTTTCCTCGGGATTTTCCCACAAAGTTTTTTTCCGTCAAGAGGTGCTCGGCTTTGAATTTTACCATAGTATCCGAATAATTAAAATCTTGTAATTGATCTCCCGATAGTTGAGATATTCCATATATTTCAATGGGCGAGCGCTGAGTCTTTTTCCAAACATGCAAGGTCTTTAAAAGGACATCCTCAGTTGTCAAGGTGTGGCGTGTGGGAGATGAGACGAGCGAAATGGCTTGGAGTTTATCTATCACCTCATAGTGGTTATTTTCTTTTTCCACAGGGGGCAGTCCCACAATATTCGTGTCGTCAAACACCCACAGACTTTTATATTTCACGCGGGTCACAATGTTATATTCCCCCACTACCTCTATCCCTTCCTCCGTGATTCGGACACCCTTAACTCCATCCCCCCACCACTTGTCCCGCCAGCATCAATTTGGTGTACAAGAGACCCCACGCTTGGCGAGTATAAAGGGGAGTAAAAGGCATCGGAAAGGAAAGAGCATTTAAAATAATTTTAGTTTTATATTGATTGGCGTACTGTAGTGCCCTTAAATTCCCTCCAATTGCAATATCTAAACTCAATTTATTTGGTCGATATCGGTGTGGCTTCTACGAGCAACACAGCCTTTTCGGCGTAGGTTTCTGTAGATGAAATAATAGGTGCGTTGTGGGGCTTATAAAATGTTTTTTTAATATGCTCGAGACGCTGAGTTGCCTCTGCCGAGGGAGCGCTATAGTGGTGCTCTATCACGGGGATACAAGTAAGAGGTTCGTGGAAGGATGACCCCATGACGGTTAAAGCTCCAAAACAAACCAGTGTAGTTTTAATCATAACGTTTTCTCCTGCACTTCTATAAGTAGTGTCTTTATCACCTAAATTGCCTAATTTATTGACATTTCCGGCGCTTTATCTTTCAGGTGCTTGATAAAAGCGGCTGTGGTGATAGGATAAAGATCGGTTGCAATCTCCAACATAGCTTCAGCCAGTTTTTGAATCTCCCATTGAGCACCTTGGTGTGTCCTCAAAACAATAAATTTATATAAATTAGAAAGATTGCACGTGGCATAATATTCGGTATAGAGATTCTGAGGGAGGACACCCCGTGCTTGTTCACGGCAAATACCCCCACGAATCATCCTGTTGTAGAGATCTAAAGCATTAGAATGGTGATGCCCCAACAGAATAGAGGCTTTTATATGGATGTTTGTTACTCCCTTAGCAATAGGTAAAAAAGGATCCACATAGTGGTCTAGAGAGGCTTGGCGATTCTCGTCGCTTTGAGTACGAAATTTACCCGGCTCATAAAACTCAAGATTATATTCAGTATACCGGCGGCTGATTTCATTGTAAGACCATGTACGATGACGATGGTGTTGGGAACGAATATATAAAGGGACTTTTATGCGAAAGGTTATACTACAGTGTTCAAACACACTAGTATGATTGTGACGAATCAGATAGTTGATTAATTTTTTGTCTCGCGCTGATATCCTCTTTACTTCTTTTCCAAAAGATACGCGAGCGCTATTAACTACCGTCCGATCATCCCCCATATGAGCGACATATTCTACTTTCCCAATACCATCGTCATATAATTCCAGACTTTTGTTGTAAGTTTTTTTCATCCTTCCTGTAAGATGCCATAGACATGGTTTTCCAAAACCAAGAGAAAATCTCCTTGGGGCAAGCTAGCGGTTTCTACCATGGCATCATTTACCATAACCAGCTTCCCCACATCTTGCAAACTTACCTTGGTGCAGTCCTCGGAAAGTTGTTGTATTTTGTAAACCCCATAGGGATTAGTTTTAATAGAATAGCCTTCTGGGAGGAGAACCGTAGGTTTAATTTCCGGTTCGTTAGGGTCACGAGTTACTTCGCTTACCAAAATAAACCGGTTTTTAGGGTGGAAGTTCATACACCCTCCGTAGGACCAAATTGCTTTTCAATCAAATCAAACATATCATTTAGCTCATCCAAATCGGCGGCTTGTTTGTAAAGACGGAAGGCTTTTACTGCTGCCCAGATATCATCCTTGGAAAGCCAGCCGTTTTCGACATATTCAGCACGTAATTCCTTTTTTTGTTCTTTATAGGGCTCCATTGCTTCTTCGAGGGCGACCATGGATTTTAAATAATTAATAATATAGTTTTCTTTAGTTTCCTCATCACTTGTAGAATTATTTTCCACCACTCCGTCGAGTACAGTTAAATTAGGTTGACTCATTCTTTCCTCCTTAAGTCATGTTATTGAAGTAATATAAATTATTTTTTTTAAAATGTCAAGCTAAATAATCTCACAGGCGCCGCCAGCGCAAGCGAGTTCTCCTTTTAAGTCAGTGTTATCTTCAATTTCAGTTACCTGGGTAAGATCTACTTCGGTCAAGAGGGCTGTGAGGTCTTCGTACACCTCCGCAGTGCAATCTTCAAAGGGAGCTTGAACATAAGTACCGCCATCATAGGGAAGGACCGAAAGTCCATTGTAAATTTTTCTATTATTCCACATCCATTCTCTTACTTCATCCCATTCGGTGTCGCGAATAGATATCGTCGCTGAGACATTATGAGTGTTTTGTCCTTTACTATGCCCTGCTTTGACCCATTCACTGCTAATCTTTTTAACTCGTTTTAGGAGTTCTATCGCGCTCTCTTTGCGCGTAATAGCCCCCGCGGGAGCTTTCTGAGGAACCGAAATAATAGCTGTGTCATGAGGTCTAAAATATTCATCTTCTACCAACTCGGGATGATACAGAGCTAAATATCTATAAATGGACTCATTTTTGCCTACTCGTAAGCGCCGAATATAATAATTATTATGCCATGCATGAATACCACTCGAGGTGCCTAGAGTGAGACTAGTAGTGCCCGCGGGCTTCACGCAGGTAGAGCGCGCCGCAGAATTAATTCCCAACAGCGCTGCCACGCGCTTGTTTTCCTTCTTCACTACAGTACCCGCGCTGCCTAAATCTAAATCTAAAACCTTCCCGGAAGCGATACCAGTCATCGAAACCCCTATGAGGGCATCTTTCTCCGTGTTACGTCGCCAAATATCCCGTAAATAGTGAAAATCGGTATAGCTAGCTTGTAAAGTTCCAATAAAGGCTGCGGCTCGAGCGCGAGCCTCATACTCTTCTTGGCTATCAACATCCGACACATTAATTTCGGTGAGATTGCAAAACTGATAGGGACGCAGCCCAATTTCACAACAGGGATTGGTACCCCAATCTTTATCATTTGTTAAATAAAATCCCGGCTCCCCTGCGCCGGATGCCTTAATGCGATCCCACAAGTCCATAAAATATTCTTTATCCATCAAATGGCGCATAAGTACCACTGAATTATTTGCACGTCCCCGTTGAGGATTTTTTTCCCACCAATTCCCGGTCTTAGCGGCAATCATCTCGTCATCGCCCGCACTAAAGAGTGAAATGAGAGCGGCTCTCCGAATGCCACCTGCTAGTACTGCATCAGCAATGTAACAAATCATATCATGAACCTCGATGGGAGTGAGCTTGTCTCCCACTTCCTTATGGGACAACAAACCTTCTAACTTAACCAGACATTCGCGAAGAGGCTGGGGTCCAGGGGCTTTCCCTCCGGAAGTTAAAAGGCGCGAGCCTTTGGGGCGAATATCACTATAATCAAAACGAATTTTGGATCCCCCGATGAAATAAGATTTCATCAATATTTTCACCGCATCTGCCCACCCCTCGATACTATCCCCAATAAGATGACGCCGGGTTCGCTTGCTGGATGGCTTAACAATTTCCGGGAGTTTGGTAACATGATGAAACTGCACACTGTATCCTACCCCGGTACCCCCCAAAAGCAAAAACATCGTTTCACTGAAAGCACGCCAATCATCAATGGGGATATAAGCACAATTAAAAATACGATTTGGCGCCACTTCAATTGGCTTGCCCCCAAATTGCATAGAGCGCATAGAAGGGAGAACTTTTTTCTCATAGACGTATGTATACGCCTTTTGTATTTCCCCCTTAAGGTGGGGAAATTTTTTAATATGCATTTTTTTGTTGCGATCCACTAATTCTTTCCAAGTTTCTCGCCGTTCTTTTGTGGGCAAGTATTTTGCATATTTCATATGTACCGTAATATCAGATAAAATCTTATTCGTTAGCTTCTGCGTCATGTTTGAGCCTCCTTCATTAGTTTGTAAACTTTTCGCGCCATGGTCATATCTTCTTGGTTTTTCTTTTTTTGTTCGTTGTTTTGTATCTTTTCTACATCCTCTTGCTCGAGCACTTTGATAGTAACTGTTCCCGTGTCCATAAAAACGGAATAGATAATGCCATCGGGACCATTTCTATTTTTAGCCACAAAAATGCGCCCTATATTACAATTTCTATCTTTAATAGTGCGGGAAAGGCTAATAATCAAATCTGCCACAAAGCACTTATTAAAAGCTTCAGAAATAGACTCCATAGTGATAACTTCCGCATTCAACCCACTACGATTGGTCTGAGAGGCGGTAACAATAGGACATTCAAACTCCTGCGCCATGCCCCGTAGTTCCTCGTAAATGGATTCCAATTCATGTCTTTTCTCGGAATTTCTTTTGGTGGTGGTACTACGAAGCAAATCACCATAGTCCACGATAACCATGTCTATTTCCATTTGAGTTTGTCTAATCTTTTCTAGGTGATTCTTAAGGGTAGTTGTACTAGCCGATTTTGTAGGGTATTCTTTTATAATTAATTGTCCATCAATTTCTTTGATTTTTTCATAAATAAGATCT